TAAATTGATAAATATGAGCCAAACAAAGAAAAAAACCGTTCGCCAACTTTACGATCTTTTCGAGCAAATGTACAAGATCGACCAGATCAGTAAATCAGTCGGACTTCAGGCGTTGTATGGATATTTGTCGAACCAGATGAAACACAACGACGGCAACTATATACATGAGCCGAGCGAGTACATTCAACGGATGCTCGAAGCGCATCTGGACTACCGGATGCCGACGGGCAAACAGTTCAAGGCCGGCGTCAAAATGACAAAGGATAAATGGATCGAGCGTTGCCGCGCTTGCTTCTATGCTATAACGTGTGAATATCTCGAATATGGTATGCACCAGCAGATCGAAAGTTGTAAATCATTCAAACCAAAATAATACAATAATGGAAAACAAATCAATTCAGAAAGCCGATCAAGGCATAAAAGGACTGATGGCAAACGATGTCGTCAAGTCAAAATTCGCCGAGATACTCGGTAAAAATGCACCCGCATTTATCAGCTCGGTTACGACGTTAGCGACCAACTCAAAGCTAATCGACTGCGAACCGAAATCAGTATTATCGGCAGCGATCGCAGCCGCTTCGCTGGATCTTCAGATTACGCCGACGCTTGGATTTGCGGCCATTATCCCTTACGGCAAGCAAGCGCAATTCCAGATAATGACTAAAGGATTGGTTCAGCTCGCCTTGCGATCAGGACAATTCCGTACTATCAATGTAACGGAAATCTACGACGGTGAAATGCAGAACGAAAACCGCTTGACCGGCGAGTTCGATTTCACAGGCGAACGCCTTTCGGATCGCGTTGTCGGATATGCTGCCTATTTTGCGCTGACGAACGGCTTCGCAAAGTCGTTATATATGTCGATCGACCAGATCAAAAGTCATGGCAAAAAGTTTTCAAAGACTTACGACTTCGCATCTGGAAGTTGGAAAACAAATTTCGAAGCGATGGCACGCAAAACCGTCTTGAAACTTTTACTATCAAGATACGCGCCGTTGTCGGTCGAAATGCAGTCGGCCATTACACAAGATCAGGCCGCGATCGAAGTTGACAACGACCTGGAAATTATCGATACCGAATATGTCGATTCGACCGGCGCGAACTCTGAAAATGCCGAACCCGATAAAATCGACGTGCCGAAAGAGGTCAAATCGAAACGCAAAACGCAGCCGAAACAGGAAGAAATTGATCTTGATGTACCGAAAGACCTTCAAGACAAATGAAAACTGAACCCGTCAAACAACGTACCGACGATTGGCTGAAGCTGCGTCGCGGTAAGTTCACCGCATCTGAAATTCATAAGCTGATGGGTGTCAAGTTCGGCGATGACCTGAAAGATTGGACTGCGACGGCGCAAAATTATATCCTGGAAAAAGTCGCCGAAACCTTCAGCGATCAGTCGCAGCCGTTAATGTCAAAAGAAATCGCGTGGGGCATTGAACATGAGCCGATCGGATTGGCGCATTACGAGGGCGTATTCGGTGAAACGATCGAAGAAATCGGATTTGTACTTTGGTCAGAAAATACCGCGTGCGGATGTTCGCCTGATGGCGTTGTACTGATTAACGATCGCGGCATCGAGCTGAAATGCCCGTACACGCTGAAATCACATATCATTAATTTAATGATCCGATCGAACGCTGATTTCAAACGCCAAAAACCTGATAACTATTGGCAAGTGATGTCATCAATGATGTTCTGTAAATACGACGCATGGGATTTCGTATCATTTCATCCGTATTTTAAGCCGGAGCAGCGATTGGCCTGTATCGAAATCGTGCGCGACGACATGGAATTCGAGTACATAAAAGTACGCCTGAACGCAGCCGTAAAACTGCGCGATAAACTGATAAAAGAGGTGAAAAAAATATGAAAAAGAAAACCGACCTTCCAGCTATGCCATTTTATGTCGGCGATTGGTTAAAATGTCCTGAAGTACGCGCTTTGCCGCTCGATTGTAAATCGCTATGGTTTGACCTGATTTGTTATATGTGGGAATCGACCGAGCGCGGCGTCATGGTCAAACCAAACGGCAAGCCATATACCGACAATGAAATCGTTCGCATGGTTGGCCTTGATAATAACCATACAGGCGGATGGCTGCGCGTCTTGATTGATAATGAGATTTGCAGCCGTCGCGCTGACGGCGCGATATATTCGCGGCGCATGGTTAAAGATGAAAAGATCCGGCAGATCCGTAAAGAGACCGGAAAAAAAGGTGGCAATCCACGTTTGCTTAACCAAAAAGATAAGCAAATTGCTGAAAATGAAACTGAAAGTAAAAATGAAAAAAGAAATTATATAAATGAAATTATCGAGGTCTGGAAACAATCTTATTTCATCGAACGTGAAACCGAATACGAAGTTGTAAATATCGGTCAGGAAAGCTCGGCAGCCGGAAAGCTCGCAACGATTTACAAGCGTAAATATCCGAACGCAAAGACCGAAGAGGCGTTAAAAGGATTTGAGGTATATTTCCGCGCCTGTTTAAATATCGAAGATAATTGGTTGAATGATCATATGTCAATGTCAATAATTGTATCAAAATTTAACGAGATCAATACAATTCTGAAAAATGGAACAAAAAAACGCAGTAAGCAACCGGCTACAAGTGATCAACGACTTGCTCAAATCATTCACGCTTTCTTCGAGCCGAAAAAAGACTGAAATATCTCTTTACGAAGGCGGTCAGATACCTGATGAAAAACGCATCAACGATGAAATGAAACGTCTGCGCGCTGCATTTCCGAAGATTCACGAAGAGTATTATTTTATTCTGACCGAACGGATTATTTCAAAACACATGACCGCCGATCAGCTTCACGATGCAATCAGCGGAGTAATTGACAACTGCATTTATCCCGTTCCTGGCATGGCCGAGATCCTTTCGCATGATCGGAAAGTTCAGCTATACTCGCATAAAATGATCGTTGATATAATGATTCCAAAAGGGTACGATTTCAGCGATTTCGAAATGATCGAAATTGACGGTGAAAAAAAATGGATTGAGCAATGAGCTATACGGAATTTATAGAAAATAAGAAACACATCTTTCAGAACTTCGGGATTGATGTAAATTTCATTCCTGATAAGATGTTTGACTTTCAAAAATATGTATCTGAATATGCTATTAAAAAGGGTAGATGTGCGGTATTTCTTGATACCGGACTTGGAAAGACGATTATTGAATTAGCGACTGCAAAGAATTATATAAAAAAATTCAACAAGCCGGTGTTAATAATAACACCACTTGCTGTTGCTTTCCAATTCATAAAAGAAGCTGAAAAATTTGGTATTGACGATGTGATGTATAGTCGAGACGGGAAATATAATACAAAGATTGTTATATGTAATTATGAACGATTAGATAAATTTAATCATTCCGACTTTGATTGTGTTATTCTTGATGAAAGCTCTATTTTGAAAAATTTCAGTGGCGCGATTAAAAACCAGGTAACACTATTTTTAAAGAAAGTCAAGTATAGATATTTATTCACCGCGACACCTTCACCAAATGATTTTATCGAACTCGGAACAAGTAGCGAGGCGTTAGGATATTTGGGATATACCGATATGCTTACTAAATTTTTCACTAACAATGAAGATACAATCAGTCCTATGAATATCGGCACGCAATGGGTTTTGAAAGGACACGCGAAAGTTAATTTTTTTAAGTGGGTGTCGGGCTGGAGTATTTCAATGCGCAAACCATCAGACTTAGGATTCGACGACACTAAATTCATATTACCCGAATTAACTGTAAATTATCATCCCGTAAAAAATGAAAACAATCTTATCGTAAACGGCCAGATACAATTATTTAATCAGGTCGCAAAAAGTTTACCAGAAATCAGGACAGAGCAACGCAGCACTATCGAAAAGCGTTGTGAGCTGGCCGTTGAATTAGCTTCAAAAAATGATAAATCTGTTTATTGGTGTAATCTGAATGACGAAGGGGATTTGATTAATCAACTTGACAAATCAGCCTATCAAATCAAAGGATCAATGAATATTGATAAAAAAGAGGAACTATTGATCGGATTTTTCACAGGGCAAATAAATAAATTAATCACAAAGCCAAAAATGACCGCGTTCGGATTGAACTGGCAGCATTGCAACCATACCGTATATTTTCCTACATTTTCCTATGAGCAATATTATCAATCAATTCGCCGATTCTGGCGATTCGGACAAAAAAAAGATGTAACCGTTGATATGGTATTTTCAGACGGCCAAAAAAGGGTACTTGATAGTTTACTCGCAAAGACCGAGAAAGCAAATGAATTATTTTCAAAACTCAACAGTAATTTACATCAGGATTTTAACATCGAAATAAATGAATTCAATAAAAAAATAACTTTACCCTCTTTCCTATGATAAAAGATCAAATAATTACAGATCAATACGCGCTATATCACTCGGATTGTATGTATGTGCTTCCGACATTAGAAAACGAAAGCATCGACCTATCGGTATATTCACCGCCGTTCGCCGGATTGTTTAATTACAGCTCGAGCGAAAATGACTTTAGCAACTGCGAAACAAAAGAACAATTTCTCGAACAATACGAATTTTTAATAGCGGAAATTGCACGATTAACA